TAAAAGCTCTGCGTTTTCGTCCTCTTCTAACAGTCCCTCGTTAATCAGCATAGTAAGCAGCCACTTAGTATCCTTTACCCAGTCTGGGTTATTCTGGTTAAATACCTCTGGCAGCTTGTCATATCCCCCGCATTTTTCCTGCAATTCTTCCAGTGCATTAAGGGTAAAAAGCAATCTGTACTTTTTTCCTTTCAGTTCCACGGTATAACCGCCGTCATTCATTGCGCTCATTTCATAAAATTAAGGCGCAGCCTGTGCTACGCCTTTCTCCTTTCCTCGTATTCTTTTATACTGCTGTCATTTTCGGCGCTGGCTCTGGTACTGCCGTAAACCATGTTGTTGCTGGTGTATCTTTTTCCGTTCCAACAAAGTCAGCTTTCCATTTTGCATCTTTCTTTCTCTTGTAGAAAGTCGCCGTAATTTCTGGTGTCTGAAATTCGATTTTTTCCCCTTTGGTTTTGTACTTTTCTCCCGGTACTTCAAATTTGCATTTCAGCAACCAGATATATCTGTATCTGCCGCCAGTTTTTGCAGCTCTAAAGCCGATAGCTAAAAACGGCGGTTCGTCGTCTCCGCCAGCCCACACTACCTTTTTTTCATCTACCAGCTGCCCCAGTACCTCTGCCAGCGTCTCCGGCGTAAGGTCTTTAATCCCCAGTTTTAATGTTCCGTTTGTAAATTCTTTTACGCTCTCGCTTAATGCGTCGTCAGCGTACAAGTCTGCCGTTTCTGTTTTTACAGATAAATCGGCTTCCATTGCCTCTGCCATTTTCTTAGGCGCTCCGTAAGTTTCTGCGCCCTCTGCCTCTGTGCAGACGGCATAGTAAAGGTCTTTTAATCCTAATGTCATTATTTTGTCACTCCTTTAACAATTCGATTGTTATAGGTACTACCCAGTACCCAGTATCACTTTCTTTGGTTTCCGCATCTACACTATTTATGTAAGCGCCTGCTGCCGTCAATACTTCCAGAGTTTTGTTTAGCTGCGCCTCAAAATCTCCCTTATGGAAAAGCGTAACCCTATACAATTCTCTGCCTGCTACTTCTTTATCGTCAGCGCTCGCCGCTGCTCCTTTCAGCAGCCGCAGAAATGTGTAGTAAGCCGTCGGCTTTTTCTTCCCAGTAAATACGCCTCTTTCCGCTGGCAGTCCTGCACTTTCTAAAATGCTCTGTAAACTATCCATTTGTTTCACGCTCCCATATTTCCAGCTGTGCCTCTACTACTTTCTCCTGGGCTTTCTCATTTGCTACAGTCATATAGGGGCGTGCCTGCTGGCTGCTCGTCCCATATTCCGCTACAAAGCCGATAGTTGCATAACGCACATTGCTTTTGTCCCCTTTTCGGTCGTTTCCGTGCTTTGCCCTGCCTTGCGGGTATACCTCTACGTATTTCTCTGTACTTCCACCTTTAACAGCAGTTGCTTTGATTGACTGTATAAAGCCTGCGGTTTCCTCAATCCCCATAGCCTTTGCCTCTGTCTGCTGTGCCTCTATCAGCACCGCAGCACCAGCCTTTAACATTTTAGGCACTGCCTCTACCGTTGCCTGCTCCCTATTTCCAAACGCCTCTATGACAGCCTCTAAGCCCACGGTATTAAATTCTCCCACGCTTAAGCCCCCTTTTCCTTATATCGCAAGTCCGTTAGCGTAAGCTCTACCGTGTCGTCGTCAATGTCATACGTCTTAAGCACAAAATAGGCTTTCCCACCCAGTTCTACAGTGTCCTCGCCCTCATAATCTGCCTTATGAACATCACATTTACGCTCTACCACTTTCCCCGTCTGCTGACTCTTGAAATACTCGTTATAGCCTACTGATTTCATGTTACAAAAAACAGTACGCCTACTTTCTTCGCCCTGCTCTGCAAAGCCGTTACTGTTTACCCTTTTATCTGGCTCTGTCAGTTTTACAAGCGTTAATTCGTCCACCCATTCTGCCATTTTATCCCCCGCTTTCCCCGCCCATGGTGTCCGTTTCGGACACTATCGGCGTATTGTATTCCTGTGACATAGAAAGCCGCATTTTCAATGTATCGTATGAATTTCTGAATTTTTCCGCATTGTTGTTGTAGCCAAATTCAGCCTTACAGTACAGCGTAACGGCTCTGATTATCAGCCCGTCTTTTTCATCAATTCTATTTACTCCGTCGTTTGCAAGGTCTGCTTTGCAGGCGGCTATACAGTCGTTAATTTCTTCTGTAATTTTTTCACTTGTGCTGCTGATACGCAGCGCCGCCCGCATCTTCTCTGTTAATGTTGTGGCATTTGCTGCCATATCCTGCACCCCGCTTTCTAAAATAAATCTGGGCTACGTTTCCATAGCCCAGATGCTTACTCTTTGATTTTTGCAACCTTTGCTCTTTCCAGAATTGTTGCACGTTCACGGCTTACGGTAAAAACTTCTCCCGGCTCTTTCACTTCGTTTAGTACCTTGTCTAAGTACATAGCTGTTACCTCTACCGTAACCGTTCCGGCTGCCTGCGGTTCGTCGTCCTTTTCCGGCTCTTCCTGCTTGTTTTCCTCGGCATATTCTGCCGCCGCCTGCTCCGCTGCCTCTTTTTCCTCTTCTGTCAGCTCGCTTTCGTCTGGTATCTCTACCTCAACCTCTGCGCAACGTTCTGCAAGTTCTTTGATTGTCCCCTCTGTACTTACGCCCAGCTCTTCCGCAAGTTTCTGCAAATCTGCCTTCTTGCATTTTTTCAGCTCTTTAACATCTAAACGCCCTTTCATAAATATCCACCTTTCTTACGCACTTCTCCCCATGCAGATAGTAACAAGGCTGTTTTTATCAACTACCTTTCCGTCCGCAAGCATAATGCCCTTTGTTACTTTGTCGTCTGTGTCGTTGTCCTCGTATTTCTTTACGCCCATTGCATAGTTGGTGTTAAGTACATAGTCCTTAAAGTTGAAAAGGAACGCAAACGCTGTATTCTCTGCTACTCCGGCGCTGTATGTGGTCACATAATCGCAGCACACTACCTGTCTGCCCAGCAAAAAGCGCTCCGGCTTTCCTGCAATACCGTAGTTTACTCTGCCGATAGGCTGCCCGTTGCTGTCGGTCAGTCCGTAATACTGCATGAAAGTGTTTTTACTCATACACCATACTGCCCCGTTTTCGTATGCCTGCGGTAATGCTGCCTCTGCTGCAATTAAGTCCGCATATGCAGGTTTTAAACTGGTAAGTTTCTGCCCCTCTGCGGGTGTTTCGTTTAAAATTCCTTTCGGTTTTCCGTTTCCGTCGCCGCTGATAATCGCCTGCTCAAGTGCTTTTGTCATAGCCTCTACAATGTTGTTAATCAGCATAGCCTCAAAAGCACTGATTGCCATTGTGTCAACTTCCAGACTTACCGCAACTGCGCAGCGCAGCTTATGATATGCAAAAGTAATCATGCCGTCTTTTGTAGCGGTAAATTTCTGCTTGTCGCTGCCTTTTCCCTCTGCTACCCATGTTGCAGTAGGCTTAACCGTAGACACCGGGATAGCCACGCCGCCCTTGTATGCAGTTCTGGTTACAAGCGCTAAAATCATGCCCGTACTTTCCAACTTCTGCACAATCTGGTTCAGCACCGTTGTAGGGATTGTTGCGCCTACGTCCGTTGTGCTGCTTACGGCATCTGCTCTGTACTCTGCCGGAATGGCTGCGCCACGGCATACATAACGCATAAACGCCTTTCTGTATTCCATGCTGCCGTACTTGTCGCCGTCGTCCCCCTCTCCGGCTGCTCCGCTAAAATTTCTAAGCACTGTCGGCGTTGTTCCCTCGCCGCCCTGTCCGTCGTCAATCGGTTCTCCTGCCGCAATTCTGGCAAGCAGCTTATTTCTTCTCTCTGCCTGCTCTACAATCTGCGTGCGCTCTTCCTGCAAGTCTGTTACCTCTGTTTCCAGCGCTGTAATTTCCTCTGCGGTCAACTCTGCCGCTCTAGTGTTCAGCTCGTTTCTAATCTGGGCTAATCTTGCCTCAATTTCTTTTAATCTCATGGTTTCTGTTCTCCTTTTTTGTGTTATAAATTCGCTCTAATCTTTAGTAATGCTACCCGTCTGTTAAGCAACTCCTGCCGTTCTGCCTCATAACTCCTATGTGCAAAATTACGGGCGCTTATTTCAGTATCCCCGTTTGCTGGTATGCTCACTGCGGATACGTCATAAACCTTTTTAATTTTTAAAATTGTCCTTGTGCGTGTTACTCTGTCGTATGTTTCCTCTGCCACGGTAAACGCCCATGACATTTTAGTAATCATGCCTGCGTCAATATCCTGATATAACCCACGGGCTAAGTCTGTCTTTCCTAAATCAGCCGCCACTAAAAGCCCTTTATGGTCTGGCACTAAAATAAGCGTCTTATTTGACTGTCTGGCAAACACTCTGCCTGCATGGTCGTACTGCATAATAACATCACTCATGTCTGCGCCGTCCAGTGCGTGTGCGTCTATCCTTTCGTAAAACTTTGTCCCGTCCTCAAATTCATAAAGCAGATACGGCTTGTCAAAAGTTGTAGCATATCCCTCTACGTAATACTCTGTGTCTATTCTTTTTGCCGCTGCCTGCGCAGTCAATGGCGCTGCCAGCGCCCTATATTCCCGCTCTTTCTTAATCGGCATTGTTTACACCCTCTTTCTGTTTCCCGTCGTCTGGCGGCTCTTTCGGCTCGCCCTCTGTCGGTTCTTTTCCTTTTCCGTCGTCTGTACCCTGCTGCCCCGCCTGCGGTACTTGCTGTATGATAATCTTCGGCTCTTTGTCGCTGTTGTTCAGCTCGCTTACTTCCGTATATTCCTTTCGGATATAATACTTTTCCCCGCCCTCTACGTGTGGCATATTCCATATATCCATTACCCCGTTACGGTTCAGCAGCGCACGGTCAAAAAGCTGTGTGCTTACTTGTAGCTTTGTAGCGTTACTGGCATATTGCAGACGGTTTGCAGAAAAAGTAATAGCATTTCCGCACGCTATCTCTCTGTCTGAAAATGTCATGTTTGACATAACAAGGGAAAGCTGGATTGCAAACGGTTCTATCTTCCCCTCGTAATATGCGTTCCACGTTTCCTCGTCGAATTTGTTTTGCAGAATATCCATGTTAGTACCAAAATGCGTGCATACATTTTCTTGTATATTCTGCATCTGCAATGCGTTTGGCGTGTATGGTTTGCTTTCTACTTGTTTCAGCTCCGAAAACTTATTATCATAAATAATCATGCCGCTGTCATTGTCTGCGCTTAAATTATCCTCTGTAAAGCGCTGTCGCTCTTTCTTTATATCCTCTGGTTTCAACATATTTGCCACTTTTGCCAGAAAGCGGATATTGGCAGAATTTTTGACGGCATTTATAATGCCCTCATTCTGCGTATGTATCAGCTGCATAGTGGGCTTAAGCGTGCGGTTATCCTCTCCGAAAAGGTCGTCTGTATATTCAAAGTCGGTTATGATACCCACTTTTTCAAACTCAATCGCCCCATGCTCCCCATTTGCAAACAAATACCTCAAGTAAACCTGTCCTTTTACCTCTACCACCTCGCAGCGTTCCGCACGCAGTGGATACCAGCCGCATAGCCTGCCTATTTTGTCCTCGATAGGTACAATAAAAGCGGTATGCTCTACTGCTACGTAGGTCGCAAGCCGCTTAATAAACTTTGTAGTATCCATGAAATAGTTAGGCTTATGCTGTAATGTTTTTTCCAGATGCTTAAGGGCGCTACCCGTAATCTCCGGCTTTAATTTGCTGCAATGTGTGGCAAAATTATTTACTGCTGTCCTCGTCAAGTCCATTTCGTACACACCGCCGCTATAGCTGGTAAACGTAGGGCTGTACCCGTTCAGCATCTTAAAATAGCTGTCAATATATCGCAGCTCTTTCCCGTGAAAAATATAATCTAAGAATTTGATACCGTTCACTCTCCTTTCTATGCGGCGTTTTTCAGCAGCTCGCCGCACTCTTCCCAGTATTTCTGCCGTACCGTCATTGCATCAATAACAGATACGAAACCGTCAATGTGCGCCCGCTGCTCTATCTTAATCGGTCTAAATTTCCTTGTTTCCATATTGTGCTTAAGCGCTACGTTTAAAAAATGTGTCTTTAGTAAATTGTTGTCGGCAATCTTAAAATTGCCGTCCTTTATGATGCCCTCAAACTCACGGATAACTGGCGTAAGATTTTCGCCTTGATATACGTCGTCCATGTGAAAGCCATAATTTGCCATATCGGTAATAAGGTACTGGGCGCTGTATCTGTCGTAGCCAATCTTAAGCGGGCGTATGCCGTATACTTCCAGCAACATAGTAAACCAGCTGTAAACGTCGTGGTAATCTACGTAGTTCTCGCCGCTTAAAGTAATCAGCCCTTTTTTAACAAATATGTCGTAAGGCACGCCGTCCGTTGCCTGCAAGTGTTCTATTCTTCCCCGTGGCATAAAGAATTGAGTAAACGCATATAGTTTGCCCTCTTTCTCAATTACCACGCTTGCTGCGGTTAAGTCTGTTGTCTGGCTTAAGTCAATGCCGCCCACGGCGTAACAGTCCCTAAAGTCCTCTAAAGTCTTTTCAACTCCTGCACTGTCTACCGTTGTATATTCCAGCCATGCAATAGAGCTGTTCTGCTTAATGTTGCAATACTTTGTCAAAAACTCTGCTTTCTTGCTTAAGCTGCCCTCTGCTACGGCTATTTCATCAACAAAAAAGCTCTCTTTTACAGAAACGCCCATGTTAGGGTTAGCCTTTTTCAGCTCTTCTATATCGTTCCACTTCTCCACGTCGTCAATCATGTAAAGGAACGGTAAAAGCCTGCGCTCTTTGCTATTGCCTTTCAAAAAGCTGGTGCTGCGTTTCATCAGCTCGTCATAAATACTATCGTTGATATATCCGGCTGTGCTGATACTCAAAATCATAGGCTGGGTACGTGCGCCTAATGCAGATTTCATAACCTCATACTGCTTTAATCCTGCGTCCCCGCTCCATGCTGCCATTTCATCACATACTACCAGCTGCGGGTTAAAACCGTCTGATTTCTTGGCATTGAAAGCAATCGGTTTTACAAACGTGTTGCTTTCCTCAATGTAAATATCACTGCGGCGTTTCTTCGCCTGTTCCTCTAAATCTGGCTCTGCCAGTACCATTTTATGAAAACCGTCATATACCAGCGCCGCTTGGTCTAACTTCGGCGCTAAGCAGTAAATTTCCTGTCCGTACTCCGGCTCTAAAAATGCCATGTATGCAATTATCGCAGAGGCAAATAAACTCTTGCCGTTTTTTCTGCCGATAACTATAAAAATTTCTCGGAAAATACGTATTTTTTCCTCGTCTTGTACCCCAAAAATAACAGAAACTATAGCCTTTTGCCATAGTTCCAGTTTCAATAAATCATTGCGCCCTTTGCTGTGGTGGCAACAACTTTCAATAAATTTAATTGCCATATTTGCAGCTTTTGCATTAAAAAAATACTCATGCCTTTCCAGCCCGTCCACAATAATTTTATATATCTGTTTTATCCATTTTCCCGCTATTATTTCGCCGCTGGTAATCTTTGCGTGGTACTCATAGATATAATTTCTGTATGGTATCACTCTCTATACTCTTCTCTTAAAGCTGCCAGCTTGCTCGTTTTTCTTTTTGCTGCTGGCACTAACTCCGTCAGCTGCTTAATGATTGCTGCATAATTCTTGCTTAAGGCTATGTAGGTTTCTGCCTCTGGGCTTTTCTTTGTTCCCCACTGGTTTTGCCCGTTCTGGTATTCGCTTGTCCAGCCATCTTTTTCTATCATTGCCTGCAAGTCGTCCAGCTCAACGCTCATAAAAGCAGCCTTTTCTATCAGCGGCGTTACCAACTTCTTTTTATTTTCGTCTAATTCTTTGAAAATTCCCTTAAGTCTGGTCTTTTCTGCTTTTATCCTCTGTTCTTTTGTCTTTTCTTTCCTTGTTGCCATTCTTTTACCCCGCTTTCAGTTCCCCTGCCGCATACCACACCCCCTACACCACGCCTGCGCACGCCCGTAGGGTAATTTTAGGGTATCCCCCTCGGTATCTGTCCCCTTTAATTTCTTTTCTGCATAGGGGGGATTATACCGCCGTCTGCATCAAATCTATAACGCAGCCTCGGCGCGCTTTTATGATGCTCCTTGTTGTGGCAGTCTTGGCATAACGCCTCTAAGTTATCCCAGTTAAGCGTTATGTCTGTGTCATTGATATTGTCACGGTTAAGCCAGCGCTTATGATGTACTATCTTTGCAGGCTCTCCGCATCTCTCACAAATAAAGTCTTGTGACATTAAGTAAGCAGCTCTTGTATTCTCCCACGCTGCTGATAAATAAAAACTCTTAGCCCATTCTTTCACGCTGTCCCCTCTCTTTCTTTTAGTATCCCAGCGCCCTAAGTTTCATGCGCTGGGTGGAGGCTAAAGAATGAAAACAAAAAAGAGTAGGTTACTGCTGCCGCCTCTGCGGTTAAGCTCTCGCCTACTCTTTCCATGCTACCATTATATCTCTTTTGTTTTTCCATGTAAATTTCATGTTTTTTTCATTCTTTTGTCATACTTCCTTTTCCCTGCTATCTTATCTTGTCCTCGTCCATTCCCCACAATAATACCGACAACTCGTTTATGATAGCTGTTATCCAGCGTCTTGGTGTGCTGTTTCCCGTGTCCAGTTCCTCTGCAATCTTTGCATAGTCCATGCCCTGCATAAAGTACATTTCAAACGCCTTATACTCTACCTCTCTATCTGCCGCCTTTCTCCTGCGTTCTATCTCTTCTACCGCCTTGTCGATATGTGCCGTCATAATCAGAGTTTTAAAGCGGCTGCGTCTGATGCTCTCTAAGTATGTACGCTGCTGCTCGTCTGTCATTCCTGCAAGTTCCAGCTGCTCCCCGTCGCTTATTGCGTTCTCAATGTGAAAAGCTGCGTCCCGATAACATTTCATCAGCATAAAGGTGTTATGATACTTATTCTGCTTTCTGTCTTTCTCTTCCTGCTTTTTGTATTCCGCTACTGCTGCCCGTGCTGCTTTCTGTATCATTTGCTCAAAATCAGCCGTAGGCAATGCTACCCACTGCTCCCCCTCCGGCGCTCCTGCTGTTTCTTCATTCTCTGGCTTAATCTCTGTAGCCAGCCCTTTTATTTCTACCTCTTTTTCCTGCATCTAAATTGCCTGCCTTTCACTTTTAATTAAACGGCAGCTCGTCGTCTACGCCGTCTGGAATATTCATAAAGCCGTCGTTATAATCTGTCTGCTGCCCTGCTGCCGCTCTCGCCTCTGCCTCTGCCTTTGTTTCCCCAAAGCCTACGTTATTTGCCACTACCTCTGTGTAATATACTTTCTGTCCCGTTCTCTGGCTATCGTAACTGCCCGTTTTAATCTTTCCTGTTACCTCTGCCTTATTTCCTTTGCTTAGCCATTTGTCTACCCATTCCGCAGTGCGCCCAAAGCATTTGATATTTATAAAATCTGTTTCCCGTCCGTCGTCTACTGCCAGTGTAAAGCGTGCAATAGCGGTGCTGTTTTCCTGCCCGCCATATCTAAGCTCTGGGTTTTTCGTCAATCTTCCAGAAAGTGATACGTTATTCATGCCCTTTTCCCCTTTCGTTAATCTCTTTAAGCTGCTGCCAGATGCTTACCAGCAGCAATACAATAATTGCAAGTAAAATATTACTCATTATCTTTTGCTCCTTTCTTGCATGGTGGAAACGGGCAGTTTTTGCAATCTGGGTTTTTACATCTTTTCGGCGCTCCATTCTTCCAGTAATAATTTCGTCTTTCTTTTTCGCTCCAAAATACTTGCCTTGTCTCTATCCCTGCTTTTTGTAGTTTCTTCTGTATTTCCCTAAGCTCGTCCCTATAAAATCTGGCTCTTACGTTCCCTGTCGGTCTTGTATAGTCCAGCGGTTCTGCTTTTGTGTCTAACAATTCCCTTAAAATCTCTGCTGTAGTTTTCCCATACTGCCTAAATACTCCCGTAACTATAAAAGCCTTTTGCCAGATAAAAAGCTTAAAACCTAATGCCGCCTCAACTTTCTTAAAAAATTCCTCTTCTGGGTAAATCGGTCT